CTAAACATCGGCTTTAAGAATGGCTTGCACTTCTTCACGCTTGTTTACCGGCACATCCTCGATAGTTTTGATGCCTCGCCGGATCAGGTTGGCATATACTTGGGCCATATTAGCTAACACCCCCTAAGGGTAGAAACTTCGGCTTTAAGGGCTTCGATTTCCACCTGCTGCTGCAGGAAGAGGTCATATACTTCGGTTAGCCTAAGCATCGTATCGACACCTTCCTTTTCACGCTGAGTGTTGTTTACTACAGCTGTTTCGTACGCTTCGGCAACGGCCAGCATGGTCTGTACGCTCTCTGTCTCCAACTCGGCGACCTTTCTCCCTAACACATCCTCCCCAGTAGGTGGATTTACTGCTACCTGAAGAGTGCCAACGACTCCCCCGATCGCGGCCGATATCGTTACGACAACGGATGCTGCGAGATCCGGCCGATTGGCTGTGAGCCTTCCGGTCGATGCATCGATCTCGATCCCTGGCTCGCTGGGGGAATAGCTCCATACCACGGCACTCGATTCTATTATGCTGCCGTATTGATCAATCGGAACCGCATTGAAATTCGACGAAACCGGCCCGGCAGCAGTTGTAAAGACAGACGCCGGACCCAATACCCGGATACTTTGAAGCGCGGCAGGCGCTACCTTGACCTCCTTGCCGATCATGTCCCCGATGTCTTCGCTCGGCAGTTCGTCCGGCTGGCTCATGTTGTAATCGATATTCGGCTTTACCTTAATTAGCGCTAGAGCGCTGATCTCGTCATGCGATTTCCCTGCGGCTTCGCTGCCGGACACCATGGCCTCGGTTTCGAATGTCTTGTCTTTGGAGGTGACGAAAAAACGAACGTAATAATCCCCATATTCGCGGACAAACCTAGAAATCTTAATCTCCATGCTACGGTGCCCTCCTTCCTATATTTGCTTTCGCCATACGCCGTCAATGTTCGCCCATTTAGCAGCGACTTTTCGCCATGCTCCGTCAATGTTCACCCATTCACCTACCGAACGCCTCCACGTGCCGTCAATGTTCACATACCCGAAGCCCGTAATAAGGGTGTCTAGATCGGCGTCTATATACATGCCAACATTGCCGGTGTATCCGATAGTTCGTACTATGCGAAGGTAAACGTCTGTTACACCCTGACTCAAGGTGAAGGGAACCGTTAAGGGCCCCATATTACCGTTTGAGGCGTACGTGATAGATGCGACTTCTTGATAACCATTGACTTGAACGTACGCCCTCATATTTGTCTGATCTGGGAAGCCGCGTGCAGAAGCGGTTAAGCGATAGCTTCCAGCCGGCCAACTGCCGATATATCTGTACCAAGAGTTTTTCGGTGTCCCATCGGAGTTGTTGCCGTTGTCGTTTTCCCAGTAAGGGTAATAATTCTGCCAGTTCATTGGGTTCTCTCCTTACTGGTACTTGATCCAAATGTCGCCGGGCTGGCCGCCGCTAGGATCTCCCGTACTCATGAACGTATTGCGGACATACCTTGCGTTATATCCAGCTTGAGCTGCAACTAAAACACTGCTTCCACCTTCCGTCACTACCTTCTTCCATGCGCCCCATGTTGTTCCGTTTGCGCTTCTGAAATACATCTCTCCGGCTCCAAAGTATCTAATCGCCAACTGCCCCGCGTATCCGTCATTACTAACATGTCGCATGTGTATGACATGATACCAGTCTGCTGTCAGCCCGATGGTCGATCCATCGGAAATGTTATACATACCGGTGTCTGCGTTTTGGCTGTTAAGAGTTGTACTCGTAACGCCTCCACCGTACCGTGCGATATTTGATGCGTGTAGGCCATCCACCATGTCCGCGTTAAGGTTGCCTACCCACCCTTGCGAATTAACGATAATTGGTGCCGCTCCATCGTTTCTTGTTGAAGTGAAACCATATGCGGTTATGCCCCCAGCTGCGTCTCGCGCTGCAACTGTTGATGCTGTTGACCCTGTTGCAGCATGGTACCCGTCCACCGTGTCCACATCAACGCCGCTCCCGTTGCCTTGGATTCCCGAATGCCATACCCTACGCCACACGTTCCAATTGCCTACGCCACCGGCTGCCGGAGGGTTGCCACTTCTCCAAAAAATATTATCGCTATTGTAGCCAGTAACGATTTGCGTTACTGTGTCGCCGCTACCATGTATTACTAACAGTTGTCCATACTGCACACCAACGGGCGCGTTGGCATTGTTGCCACCCAGGCGGTAAAAACCGGATTGCACCAGGGTATTCAAGTCAGCAGTTTGAACATCGAAGTTTTGCCCGAATGCGGACGTGGGGCGCCCTCCCAGCGTAGCCGCGTTGGTGTTAGAGCCGAATACCGACGACGGAAGCTGCCCTAGAGCATCAAGACCGGCGTAGCCGCCGGGTTGGTTTTTATTGGCCCGGTCTTCTTTTTTACTGCTAAGTGTATCAAGCGAAGCGCTGGCAGCTTCAAGCGTAATCTTCGGGGGCGTAAACCAATTTGCCTTCCCCGTGATCGCTTTAATCAGGAACGCCAGCTTGGACCACAAACGCGTCGGAGTGTCTGCATCCACAGTCGCAGTGACCGTATCGTCGATCATGCGGTTGCCGAACTTCGCATCAGTAACCCCATCATCTGCAATGGAAAGCGTGCGGTCAGCAGAAAGATCGCCGCCGCCTTGCAGCCCGGCGGACGTATTGATTTTGCGTACGGTTACCGCATGTCCGCTGTGCGGAGCGATGGCGTCGACATGCGCCTTGGCCGAAGCCAGCGTGATATCCGGTGTATCGAATGGATTGGATTTTCCGGTGATGGCCTTGAAGTACTTCAATATCCATGAAAACAAAGCGGTAACCGATCCGCTCAAGCCGTAAGCGGCAGTCGTGTTTGGGTCCGCAGTTCGATTCCCGATAACCGTGTCCGTCGCAGCTCCGTCTGCAAGCTGCGTGGCACCTACCGCTTTGTCGGCGATCTTGGCTTGATTCACGGACTTAGCGGCAAGCTTGGCGGTTGTAACCGATTCATCCGGATGATCCAGCGACGCGGCCGTCTTATGAGCTTCAAGTTCTGCTTGTCGCGCAAAGACAAGCGATTCATCAATGGTTGCCGTAATATTGGAGGCAGTGCCCACGACAACAACGCTATCGATCGTCCTCTCAATTACATCGGCGCCGCCACTTGGGGCAATGTAATCCGCCGTCGCCCCCGCGTTTGCGTAGGCGTAGAGGATCTCGCCGATATCCGGGTCGTTTGCAAACAAACCAATCTCGCGCATAAAAAAGCCAGTAGTCACGCTCGAGTTATTCAGCACGGTCCCGACGATCGCTTTGTTAGGCGGCTGTGTCCTCAATCTGTTTATTGGCAAACTAAGTCTAGGCGAAATCAAACCGTTAAGGGCAGGAATAGCTTGCCCCGTCAGCGAACCGTCCCCGACCGCATATCGGGTATAATGCAGTGTCGCACCAGCTTGGGCCTTGCCCTGCAAAACAAGCCCTTTATTGGTCAAGGTCATGCCGTTAAATACTGCCAATGGTTATCCCTCCTAAATCGTTATGCGTTCGCCAATGTGCAGCGCGCCGCCAATATAGAGCTGCAGCGGCTCTGCCTGGCTAATCGTGACGCTGTCCAAGACGGCAGATAGCCGCTTGACTGCTTCGACCGCTTGGAAAAACTCTTGTGCCCGCGTCGTCGTCACGTCCGCATTGTTGGTCAACACCCGAAAATGATGTGGGTCCCCGTCGTACTCCCACCACTCCTCAACGCTGCCCTCGCCGAAAAGCAGCTCGACCAGGTCCTCGACGGCTCCCGGCGTACCCTTCCGGCGATGGAACGGGATGGCGCTATGCACCAATGCGCGTCGCTGGTCGAGCGGCAGCCCCGGGTCATAGTAGGGCGGCTGAAATTGCCAAGCCAACTCGTCCGTTTCCGCGTCCGTCCACTCCGCCGATCGTGCGTAGATGCTCAGGGCGGCGCTCATCGCGGACACCGACTGCAGCTCTGCATCAAGCGCGGTCGCGGCGGCGGCTATAGCCGGATCGCTGTGGATAGATGTCGGCAAAATGTCCAGCAGTCTCGCGGTCCGAATATTAGTCATCGACGAGGCCCCCATAGACGATATGAGTCGCGCCGTCCTGGGCGATCTGCGTCGCATCCAGCTCGGTAAACACCGGCGACGTGACCACCACGCGCATCGTGCCGGCGGCCATGAGGCGGGCGATGAGCTCAGAGGGATTGATATCCCGCCCGAGCCGCGACTTTTGCCAAAGCTGATAGGCGGAGACCGCCTCCGCGACCGCAGTCTGGATCCCCGTCACTTCGGCGGACCGTTCACGGTTGATGTAGTACGTCACCGCCGTGTCGTAGGAGACCGGCATGGGCGCGACTACCGTCACCTTGTCGGTCAACGGCCGAATCCCGCGATCCTCCAATGTCTCCGCGACCGCGTCGAGCACGTCCTGTCCGGGGATGATGCCCCCGGCCAGCAGCGGCACAATCGTCACCTCGCCGTCGGATGGCGAATACGCGTGCACGTCCGCGATCGCCGCCGAAGTGGTCTTGGCCCAGAACTCATACGCTCCGCGCGGCCCGGCCGTGCTGTACGATTCCGGCGCCGTGCGGATACGCGTGCGCAGATCCTCGTCCTTCTCGGCGGCTGCGCCGCCGCTGCTCTCGGTCAAGTTGGTCACCGCTTGAACGAACGGCAGTTGGTCCATCAATACGCTGATTTGACCAGGCAAAAAGTCATTGCCGGTCAGACCGAGCGTGGCGCAGGCAGCCGTCACAGTGCCCGTCGTCGCCCCCGCCGGAATCTCGAAATAGTCCGTCGTCGCAAAGTAGATCGAACCGGCGGCGCCCTGCGCGCCTACGCGTGTGCCTGCGGGAATCGGCATCGCCGATGTCAGCGGGATCGAGAGCGTAAACTGCAGCTTGGTGATCGCCGGGGCCGGGTCGAGACGCTTCACGCCGTAAGCTGCAGCCATATGGTCGAGCAACACGCCGGACGCGTATCGCAGTAAGTTGGCCTTGGCCGTCTGGTTGATCAACACCCGCTGCTGTACGACGATGGTTGCCAGCGATGATAAAAAGAGACGGACCGGATCGCCAGGCTGCAGCGTGCGCCCGGTCAAGCCCTCATAAACCGTAATGATGTTTTGCTGGATGCTCGCGGCATCCTCCGGCACCATCTGGATATCCGGTAGATCGACGTACTGCATCACGCCACCCCCTCGGACACTCGGAACCTTACGACGGCGGGCAGCGTCCCGGTCCAAGCGTCCCCTGCGACGGGCTTAACGATCACATCGGTCACGATGGCGCGCGGCTCCTGAGCGGCGATGGCCGTCGTGATCGCGCCGATTAAGCGCGCTTCGGCGATCGGCGCAGGCTCGTCGATCAGCGAATAATCCAATCCGATGTCCCGCGCGAACGGCGCGCTGCCGAGCGGCGTCGCCAGAATCGTGCGAATATTTTGCGCCACCTCGTCAATCAAGCTGCTTGGCGCAAACTGGATGGCCGAGGGCGCGGTCATGTCTACGGTATAGATCATTTGACATACTCCTCCAAGGTCAAGTTAACTGTCGCCGACAGCACATTGCCATCGCCGTCCAGCGTGTTCCAAGCCTGCGTCATAGATGTGATGACCCACAGCCCCACCCCGATGCCCTTGCGGCCGAGGACGAGCGGCAACGCCTTGCCGGCGCGCTCGAGCTCTGTTAACTGGTCAATCTCCTTGCGTGGATGGAGCCCGAACCGGACGTCGAAAAGGACGGAGAACGTCACCGTATCCGCCCCGGGACCCAGCCATTGCTTTTTGGATTTTTGGCCGATGATATCGTGTTGCGCCCATCGGCCCCCCGCGCTGCGTTGGAAATCGTCAATCGTACGCGTCGCGCCCTCCGAGACGATAAAAACGACGGGACCGAGGCTTCCAAGCTTGTTCATGCGCGCGATCCCGTCGTAAGGCCGCCGGACACGTTAAGGTTGCCTGTGACGCTCACATTGCCGGTGATCTGAGCGCCGCCGACGGCTTTGATGATCAGTTGCTTTACCGTACGGTCGTAATAGACGTGACTTCCGTCCTCAAACCACGTTCCGCGCTGATCCGCCGTTCCTGGCGGATCGCCGTACGTGCCGAGGCAAAAGCCTGCGGTACGGCTCACGTCCAAAAAGACGCACAGGACCATCTCGCCGGGCTCCGGGATGGCGATCTCATGCCCCCAGCCCCCCGGCCTGATCACCGGCAGCTCGCTTGTTACAAGGCCGTCTCTGTCCGCGAAGGTAACCCGCACGGCGCCGGCGGCCGGGTCGGCCTTGGAGACTTGTCCAATATAAATCATCGCTACCACCCCAATACTTTTCTGATGTCAAGATCCGTCTTATATCCGCTGCCGTCAATCGCGTGTCGCGCGGAGACAATGATGTACTTGCCGTCGTACTTGCCCCAGCCTTTGACGTTAATCGTGAGCCCGGCCGCCATTCGGATATCGCCCATAAGCTGCAGCGAGCCTTTGCCCACCTCTTTGTTCTTTTCACGGAGCCGGATGCGCGCCAGGCGGAGTGCCGCCGCCTGCGTGTCAGCTTGCTCGTTGAGCTTGAGGACCGGCCCTGTCTTAGGTGCGGCAGTGGGCGTATAAGTGACTGAAACGGCCTTTTTGGTCTTGACATTGGTGTAACTCACCGTGCAAGCACGGTATGCTGCATTGTTCGTCGACCAAGTGAACCCGTAACAAGTCACGTCATCGGTGCCCCGCGTAAACGTGGCGACTGCAGCTTTTTGCTCGTAGGTGTACTCGCTAAAGAGGACTAGCTTGGAGCCGGATACCTTGAGCGCAATCCCTTCCCTCGTCGCCGCGTCTTGGAGAAATCCCAGATCGGACTGCTCGGTCTGTTGCAACTGATCGTAAGACGGGTTATCCGACGCCTCGTAGAGCAGCGACAGGCCCGCGCGCTTCGCGATCTCCGTGGCAACCGTCTTGAGCGTTGTCTTCTCCCAGGACCTCGACCGTTTCTCCAGCTTGGCGGATCCGTTAGGCAGCGAAACGGCACGAATCGTTACGGTGTCCGGCGGGCCGTTGACGTTGACCGAGTCGACCTCAAACGATCCGAGCGGCAGGCTCTTGATCTCGCCCGGGCCGATCCAGTTAATGGTACGGATCTCGGCCTTGATCCGATCGCCGGCGGCGGGTGTCCAGGAACCCTGCCACTTGCGCTCCCGATCCTCAAGCGTAATATCCAGATCATCAAGCAGGCCCGTCTCATCCGTGTACGTAAAATTAAGCAAGGATTTGGCTATATCGCTACTGATGTCCTTGCCGTTGTAAGTGAGTACCAGCATCGCCCGACGGGCATCCTGCATCTGCGCCATGGGTCAACCCTCCCGGCGCCATGGCGGCAGATCGTCCGCCGTCTCGGCCGGCCGGTCGGGGGCCTTGAGCTGCACGCCGGCGCTGAAAATGACCGTCTGGGCATGGTCGGGATTGGCATTGATCAGGAGCGTCATCAGCTTGGCGTCCCCATACAGCTTAAAGGCTATGCCATCCCAGGTATCGCCTTGCAGTGTACGATAGATCATCGTAGGCTCACCCTCTCCCTGCGTTCCTGCCTCTGCTTCAAGAACTGCTCAAAACCAGCCTGCGAATCCGAAAGTACCCCTCTCATCTTTTGCTCTATACCCGGGTCACCGCCCTGAATCACAATGCTCGGAGCCCAAGTGATGTTCGTTTCTACCTGGTTGCTGTCGCCCCGGCCCATCATCCTGTTCGCCATATCCAGCAAGGTATGAGATCGAGGCTTGTCATTGAGCGGAATCGCGATCTCGGGACCGGCCTCGCCAAAAATAGATGGCGTGTTGGCGAAGCCGCCGTCCGCATATGTGCGCAGGAACGGGGGCCTAAACGTCTCCGGCGGCTTAGCTGCATACGGGGGCTTAGCCGCTTCCGGGAGTTTAAGCTCAAACGCATCCGGGAGCATAAGTTTAAATGCGTCCGGGGAGTCAATAAGCGGCTTTGATCCGGTCCCTGGCGGCTGTTCGAGGCCGGAGGACTGATAGAGCACATCCACGTTGATCTTTTTTTCAAACGGCAGCAGATCCATTTGTCGATTCAGTTCATTTATTGCGGCCAGCGCTTCCATGAACCGGGACTTCTGCTCGTCCGGCAAGCTGTTAAAGTTCTTGGCCTGCTCCTCTAAACTCCCACCCAGGTTGAGCTCGATGAGACTCTTTTGTGCGTCGTAGAGTTCCTGGTAGCTGGAGCTGGCCGCCCGCAACTCATCTTGCGTCTCGAGTTGCGCATCGATCGCGTCGACTCGCTTGTCCTCCAACTTCTTTATCTGTGCGTCGAAGTCAGCCAGATGATTGAAATGTAGACCAACCACCTCGGCAGCCTCATTGATTTTTTGCTGCAAAGCATCCAACTTTTCCCTTGTTTGTTCGGTAGGCTCGTCCGCAAGTAGCTTATGAAACTCTACCTGGTACTCCTTCAATACGGGAAGTGTCGAATCGATGATGCTTCGCTGACTATCCGCTTCGGCCGCCTGTTCCTTAAGTTTCTGATACTCTTTTTCCAGCTTCGGTTGATCGCGGCTTTTATCCGCAACCTCTCTTTCAAGCTTGAGCTTGGTGTACGCTCTGTCTGCATCGGACTCTTGCTTAAGCAATCCAAGCTTTTCTTTGATTTTGTCGTTCTCAATATCGTATTGCGTGATTATTTTGGGATACATGTCTTGCAGTTGCTTGGTGATGTCGGCCAGACGTTCCTTTTTGCTGACGAGTTGCTCCGTATTGTCCGTGTTACCCTGAACTGCCGTGCTGAGGTTGTTGTACTCCCACACCAAGTCATTCGTTTGCTTGGCCTTGTCGGCCACCGCTTGATACCGCTGGGCTGCAGCATCTAAATCATCGCCCATATGGATGAGATCTTGGCGGACGTTCTCCTGGTGTTGTTTGTACGCCATCACACCCAGCGTCAACGCGGCGACGCCGCCGATAGCCAGTCCCACGGGATTGGTTAGCAAGGCTATCGCGCCGCCGAAACTGCCCGCAGCTCCGGCTGCCCCCGCTGCCGCACCCGCCACCTGGCCAATGCCTTGCACAAGCTTGTATACATTTTTCCCGATTAATGCAGCCGGCACGACGAGGGCCAGCGCCTGGACGACCTCGCTGTTGTCCGTTGCCCAGTCAGCGAGATGCCCCAGAGCCGGCATCAGATCCTCGGCGATGGGAATGACGAGCTCCGTCATCAGTTGCCGCCCAATGGTCTGAAAGTCCTTACCAATCGTGTCATACTTGACCTTGGCGACTTCGTCCATCGTTGCCTTGGCCATGTCAAACTGGTTTCGGGTCGTACCCATTGCCGCGACCACATTGGTTTCCAGATCCTTGAACTGCGTACCAAACAGAGCAACGCCGAGTTGATTGCGCTCTAGCGGGTCCTTGATTTCCTGCAATCGCAAGATGACGGCGTTCATGGCATCTTTTCCCTTGATAGAGCCTTCCGAGAGACCATCAAGGATATGCTGACCTTCGCCCATGACCGATTGCACTACCGTGAAGGTTTCGCTTGCCGTCTTGCTGCCTTTGCGGAGGTTCGCAACCATCTGTTCGCCGGTCTTTTTCCCTACCTTGCCAACCAGCTCCATGTACTGGGAAGACTTCTTCCCTCCCTGGGTGAGAGCGTTCGTCCATTCGACAATATGGTCTGGAGCAAAGAGAACAGCCATCGCGTCACTGGTCGTCTTACTGCCTTCTTGGAGCCCGGAATTGAACTTCTCCGCAGCGGCGCCAACCTTCTCCAAATTCAAACCGCCAGACGCGAGCCCGGCGCTGAACATATCGAACATTTCGTTAGCCGAGTAGCCAAGCGCAGCAAATTGCGGCGCGTACTCCTTCACACTATTGAGCAGTCCCCCAGCGTTATTAAGTCCCTTTTGCGCCCCCTGTGCCAGCAGGTTAAAGGACTCGGTGCTCGTGATGCCGAAATTACGCATCATGGTGTCGACTGTCTGGACCGACTCCGTAATTTCTCCCTTGAAAACATTACGGAAGATGAGTGCGTTTTTTGTTGTTTCCTCTAATGCCCCGCCGGACTGTAGCGTCACCTGCCGGACTTTTCCGATGGCTTCCGATAAAACGTCAAACCTGTCGCCCATAGGCATCTTGTAAAGATCTTCCGCGATCTTCTCCATCGCCTGCATCTCTGCTGCGGATGCGCCTGTAGAGGCCTGGAGCTGAGCCATGCCATTCTCAAAGTCTCCGACAGATCCGACCATTTTCTTGAACGAATCAGCGGCACTGGGGATGCCGGTAAATTTGGCCACGCTTTTTAGCGTATCCCGGAAGGCTCCTGCACTTTTCTGAAGGTCGCTAAAAGATTGATCCGCCTGATCTGCATCTTGGCGGAGATCGGCAATATCACCTCGGCTGTTCACCTCCTGCAGCGCCTTCTCGAGCTCCTCAATGCGGCGCTTGGCACTGCTCGTTGACTGGCGGAAAGAGGAGTCCATCAGCCCCTGGAGCCTAAAAACGATATCGACTTCTTTACTAAGTCCTGGCATTTGTGCTAACCCCTCTTTCCTGTCAAATCAGCGATGTCTTCCGTCCACAACCTTAAATCTACGAGCGACAGCCCTAGGTAAAAAGAGATTGGCGTATGCGTATGCATGGCTAAAGCTGCAGTGAGTTTTCTCAACCCACTGCAGCTCTCCACACCTACAGCAGCAAAAAATTTCGGGCCCTCAAGGTCAGTCGTGTGAAGTCTTTGGCCGACGCGGCCAAAATGAGCCCAACATGTACGCTGGCCGCCTTCGCCACGATGTAAGCCTGATAGGACTTGTCCATTTCAGGCGCGAGAGACACCCCGCCGGACCGCCCTTGTTCGGAGCGATACTGCCGGTCGCATGCCAAGATATCCTCTCCGCTCAGCTTATCGAAATCGAGCGTGACATCCGCAAATAGCTCTCCGTCAAAAGAGACAGGGCGGGCGAAGGTGTATACCTCCGCCATAGGATCGGATTGCTGCTCGGCTGCCTCTTCTATCCGATCTTCGTTTGCCATTTTGCTCTCCCCTTTACAGTCCAAGATTGGCCTTTGTCACGGCTAGATAGTCAAATCCGTCAACCTTATGGATGTAGTTATATTTGTCGATCTCAAGCACTTCTTTTCCATCAAGCAGTACCTTGATGTAAGTGACGGAGAAGGTGTTTGCGGTATCCATGGCCGCAGCCGGTTCTAGGTTGCCGAGCGACATCGAGAGCGGCCGTGCGCGAACCGATACCTTAAATGGGACTTCCTTATATTCATTTTTGGTCGGATCGAACGTCTGAATAGACGCTCGGAGATCGAGCGCATGTACCTTCGGCGCCAGCAAAGCGGCCGCAGATGGCTCCGTGGTCCGCCAGTTCAGCGTCAACGTCATGGCGCCTGTCTGGCCGGGCGACGGCGCCTCGACCTCGCCGCTGATACCGCCACCCTTGATCGTGTCCGCGAGGTACGTGATCTCCGGCATCGTTACCGTTGACGTGCCTAAGTAATCAGTGCCATTGAGAAACACTGAGTAATCAACAACGCGTTCTGTTCTTGTTGGCATGTGAACCCTCCTTTTTTTACGCAAACAGCGCCGACAGATAAGACGTGTCGTACTCAAGCAAGAACGAGATTTCTTGCGCTGGGGCCGGTGGGGTGAGATAGACGTGGATCGTAACCTTGCCGGCCATCAGGTTCGTAATCGGGTTCTCGGCTTCCAGGAACTCCACACGACCGCCCAGCAACGCCCCGGATGCCGTCAGGCCATTGAGCCAGATGTTGACCGAGTCGGTCACGGCCGCGATCAGACGCTTGTTAAGCGGATCGTCAACCTTTTGCAGGTACGTCAAAATGATGCTGTTGCCGATCCAGTTAAACATGCGCCGGATGGGGATAAAGCTGTCCTTGGGATCCGTCACGCCTGGAAACGCGCTCGTATTGTTGCCCCAGCTCCGCCAGCCGCTCGCCCCGAGATTGACGGCGGTAACGATGCCTAGGCTATTGAGATACGTCGCCTGGTCAATGCCCAGAAACTGGTCCGTTCCGTCAGCCAGCGCTGTGCCGTCGGCTTGCAGTGCCTTGTTGGACGGCGAGGCGTATGGGATGCCGCCATAGCTGGCGTCCGTTTGGGCAATCAAGCCGGCGAGATGGCTGGAATAGTGGTATCGTTTGTCACCCATCGTGAGCATGGGATACGTGGCGATATGCAGAGGACCCGTGTAGTTGTTGCTCGACTTCCACTCCCCCGCCTCCGTGTACGGCTTCGAAGGGTCGATATCCGTGAGGGCCATCGCCTTAAAATTGCCGTTGATGTTACCGGCCTTAGCCTTCATGACGGCAGCAACTGCCGGCAAATGGGACCATCCGGGAGCCACTAGCAGATCAGGCAGAATGCCAAAGCGCGGGTACACTTGATTGACCAGCTCGAAACCTGTATAAGCGCCCAGCGCCGTCACACCGCCGATCACATCGTCCGCACCAGCGGCTTCAGGATTTAGCTTGTCATAGCCGATCTGCAACTGCGTTGCATTAGCTGGGATCTCATCCTTGGTCGTGATAATGACGTGTCCATTGTCGTCGAACGCTGCCGTATAATCGGCAGCCGTGTAGGTCGTGGCGCCATCCGAAGACTTGACGACGAGCGTCGGCAGCAGCACGCCATCCACGGCCAGTGTGGCGACCCGATTGCTGACGGCCACCGCAGTTGGCACGACTTTCGTATTGTGAGTGGCCGGGTCCAAAACGTTGACCAGAATCATCGGCGCTTTGGCGTAGAGCGCAAAATGCGAGTAGATTAGTTCACAGAGTGTATAGTCGGTCCAATTGTCCGAGTAGCCCAGTGCAGCGACGGCCTCCGCATACGTGTATACGAGAACCGGCGTATGGGCCGGCACGCCCGCGGAAGCGAGGTTTACCGGGGCCGTCCCGACTGCGAATGGGATGCCGCTGGTTGCCGTCGTCGGCGCTAGGACCGATGTCGCTTGCTCAATAACGGTAACACCATGATTAAATGCCATTGCTTACGCCTCCTTGCAGTAGATTTTGATAAGCGACGTACTCCGCCGTCCCTGTCTGGACGATCCGGTTCTGTACATCGGCCATGTCGCTGACCGGTACGATCAGCGCCCCAATGTCAGGCTGTTCTTGGATAAGAGGCTGCAGGTAAGCGGGGATGGCGTTCCGGAACACCGTCGACTGCAAGAGTCGGCCCCCCGGGATGTTCGGCCCGAGATAGATCTGGGGTCCCGCCGCGGCGGGGACGCCCGGCTCCGGCGGGGTCGTTGCGGTCTCAGCTCGCTCAGATACATCGAACGATACCTCTTCGACCTTGGTGGACTTTTTGTTGCTCATATCGTCTTAACCTCCTGTCTGATTTGGGGCAAGATCCAGGTAGTTAACGCCTGGCACATCCATTGCGGCTCCGGCTGGTCTTCGAGGAACTTCCACTTCCACTCCGGTTCAATACAATATTTCTTCTCCATGATTCGCTGTCGCATGAGCAAGACCCGCACACGCTCCATCCAATTAAAAACCTCGATAAAACCCGAATCGTCATTGGTCTGGGTCCCAAAGATGAGCTTGATTTGCGTGGTTCCCTCTTCGTTGTCGCTATCCCCCTCCACGGGGCGAATAATGATGTACGGAAACACTGCGTCTTGACGAGCGGCCTCGGTTTGGTTCGGCAGCGCGCCAAGATGGATCACCGGAACAGTTGTGGCGTCGCGAGCTAGTTCCTTGCGTAAAAACGCCTGCAGCGCGAGCATCAGCATGACGGTCGTCATGTCGCTTCACCTCCCGGGCAGCGATCAGGCTCATGCGCTAGACACGTCAGCGTTGAGTCGATATTGCTCTTCGTTGCGTTCCCTGCCAGCGTTGTCATTCTTGGCATTTTGTGGTTCACCTCCTTTCTCGTTAGGCCATCGCATCATGTCCCTCTACTAATAGCAATTTCGTACGGCAACCGTACGGCAAGAATCCCGCAATCCCTTACCCCGTACGGGCTGTAAGGATTTTTTTCTTTGCGCGGTCAACGTAGTCCTGAACCGTCCTTTTGCTCAATTTCAGCGTCTCCGCGATTTTCCCCAGCGAAAGACCATCTACCAGATGCAGCTGCAAGCACGTCATTTCTCTTTGGGATATCGTCCGGATCACCGATAGCGCCTCGTTGCGCTCGTCGTCCGACAATTCGAACCGCTTCCGAGGAGGTTCCTGCAAGCTCGGAAACAAGTCCTCGTCTAGCACGACGCGCCGATTGCTCCGGTATACGCCGCGGCGGTCGGTGCCTCGGGAGAGACCCGGCTGATGTCCTGTCCGCAACCAGTCGATCACCCATGCCATCTCTCTCACCACGCTACCGACCATTGCGGCTTCCGTCGGATCCTTCTCGCTGGCCGCAGCAAGTCTGCGCTGATAGGTTGTCATCTTCCGGCGGCCAATATTGTACTCTTCCGCCATTTTCTCTGCCCACTTCTCCAT